TGCTTCAGTTAAACTTGCTACAGTATCACCAACCGTCACTACTTCCTTGTTTGTTGCAATGCTGCCTAACAATTTTACATTACTGGATCCGCCTGTTAATTGTACGTCTTTCAATTCCAAAGGCTGAGATTGTTGAATTAAGACAAATTTTCCTTGTGCAGCTGCGCCGTTGGCATACCTAAACCGATACCATCTTTTTGTTAATGCTGTCCATGATACCTCCGTTGTAGTATTAGACAGCACAGACTTTGTTACCGTTTGACTCCAGTTAACCCCTTCGTCGTCGCTTTCCTCAATGTATAACACGCCACCCTTATCGGCATAGACTAAAGCGTAAACCGATCCTACCGGCTCGCGGTCATTGAACCTGTCCATTGTTCCCTGCGTATAAGTACCATTTGCAGGCAGAGGTACTCTTGTCAAAACCACTGCAGGCATCTATATTCCCTCCCATCCAAGGCGCCTGAAATATGGGTGCATTTCCTCGGCCAGGCCAAGCAGGTAATTACGCCTGGACCTTTCCATGCTCTTTTCAAGGCGCTCGTTGTGTTCATCAGCCTCCTTGAAAACCTTGCCGCCCCGCACACGGATGTCGCCACGGCGAATTACTTCCTCAAGGCGTGCGTCCAGGCGGTTATCCGGCACATCACAGGCATAGGTAAACGGCCTGTGGTTCAGGCTATGTACCTCATACTTTCTGCGCCTGCTGTTCCAGACAATAAACAGGGCGGGGTCATACTCCCGGAGGCGTCGTGTCATGTCGTAGCACCCGCCGGAAAAAACGGGCTGCAGGTGACGCTTCCCCTGCAGCCTTTCATATACCTCATTTTCAAATGCTATCGTAGCCATAAAGCACCTCTTAGTAGCCAAATGCAATCAATCGCGCCGTCAGGCCAGATAAATCAGTGCCCTCCGGAGCCTCCTGACCGGCAAAACGCAACGGGTCCAGTGCAATCCACGATATTGCCGTAGTCACCAGTGCAGTATCCTGGTTGGTCAGGATATAGTTTTTGATCGGGTTCCAGGTAGCCACGCCATTGGCCGCAGTGCCGCCCGGCCCCTCCCAGACCATTTCCGCGTTGCCCCCTCCGTCTACTTCGCCGGTTAAGACACAGCCAAGCCCGGGCACAATCAGCGGCCTGTATTTGCCGTCAGCAATAAAACTATACGCCCCTGACGAGAGAGTTACATCCGTGTCGTCAATGAAGCAGTCGGCCGGAATTTGGTCAAAGGGTACGTATGTCACTTTCAATACATTAGCGGCATCATTAGCGTGACTGTCAATGCTTGTTTTCCCGCTGTCGTTAATATCGACAACCGCCTTATGAGTTGCGCTCGGCGCCTCGCCGGAAGGCTCCAGGTCGCACAGCACGCCGTCAGTGTCGTCCCAGACGTACTGAACCAGGCAGGCCCGGGATGCAAGGTTAACCTTGGAGGCGCTGGCCTTTACCGATTCGTCAACAGTCACAGATGATAAATAACCGCCGCCGCGTATGGGGATATATGTCACCTTAATGGCCGTTACCGCATCGGTAGCTTTAAATGTCAGGCCACCTGTCTCAAAGTCAACGGCTACTTGTTTAGTTGCCGGAGTTTCACCCTTCGGGATAACTTTAAACGCTCCGGTTACGGTGCCGGTAGTGGCCTGGACAGCCGCAATGTAAAGGGGTCGGTACTCCAGCTTGCCCACGCTGCTGGCCACAGTTACGGCTTCTTCCACCACCAAAAGCGGCAGCTTGTCATTATTGAAAACCTTGATTTTGGCTGCAGAACGGTCATACTCCAGCCTGTACCTGTCGTCATCACTTTCGGCAAAAACAGCCATGATGTTGCGCAACGGTAGTAAAACAGACTCCCCGCCCGCCGGGTATGAATCATCAAAGGCAACGTCAACCATGGTCATAAAAGCGTTGCCGAATTTAAAATCCTTAACTTTCGTAAGGGTCGCGGACAATTTATGCACCTCCCGTTAGGAATAAAAAATCGGATTGGGCAAGGCGGCATAACATCCTGCCCTGCCCGAATCATGATCAGTGTCTTTGTATGCCGGTGAAGCGAACCTGGCCCTTCGGCAGGTCGCAGCCTAAGTCCGCATACTTCCTCAAAACCGCATTGTAAACCGGTGTATTGGTATTCCGGAAGAGAATGTTACCATCGCTGTCCATCCAGTCCCAGTCGGCCATTTCGTACATCTTCCAGTTAGCCAGTGACAGGGCCAGCAGTTCACCCGACGCGCAATACTTGTCAGCTACAAGAGGTATCCCGTTGAAGGAAATGCCCTTGAAGCCGCCTTTGAGATCCAGCGTGTTCACAATCTGCTTCATGGCGGAAAGCAGGTTCACATAGGCCCTGCGGACGCCCTTCTCGCAGATCAGGAAGTCGATGGTGTTCCCGGTTTCGTCTTCGGCATCGTCGATGCCTTCCTGGATCTTGACCTCAGAGATTTCGCCGCTGACAGCCTTAATCGTCGGATTAAACCACTTGTTGGTTGCCCGAGCGATGTTATACAGGGTATTGTCGGCAGTCATGACCTTTGCAACGCCGGTAAGCTCAAGATCCTTGTTGCCGGCAGTATAAATCACATCATCGGCTTCCGGGGCTGTATCAGCCTCGAATATAATCTGGTTGTTGTCTTTGTCCACGAAGGTTACTTCAGCCTCGCTGGTGTCCTTGGTCGCGCTGGTGTAGCAGTCAATCAGCATACCTTCAGCGAACCATTTTGCGCTGTCCACTGTAACAGTGCGAGTGGTGCTGCTAGACGATACAGCTGTGACAGTCGCCAGCTTGCCGGTGCCGTCGCCCATTACTTGGCGGGAGTAGTCTCGCTTTGCATCACGCTCGGCCTTCTCCATGTCGTGGGCCAGGGCTTGAATAAAAGCGCCCCGGTTGCTGCGAGAAGCCTGGATCGCCTTATCAGTGACCTGGATTTTGGCGAAGATGTTCAAGGTATCCCACTCGGCCTGCACAAACTTGCGCGGGTTGACGGTGGGCAGGGTGCCGGTGTCGGACCTGTTGCCAATACCGCCAGTGACACCATAAGAGAGGCCCATTTTAATCTTGTAGCCTTCAACGTGCTCCTGGTCGCGCTCCAATTGAGCTAAAAACACGCTGGCCTGCTCGTTGAGCTGATAACGCAGTCCTTCAAGGTACCAATACTTTAAAGCATTTGCTATGCTAGTCATAGAAAGCGGTGTATCAGACAATTTCAATTCCTCCTATTAACTCCTCAAAAGCATTCTTGAGAGCATAGAAGTGGCTTCACGCGCCGATTTCGGCTTTTCTGAAGGCGTTGCCGGAGGCACGCCAACCTGAGAACCGATAACAGGCGGCGGCTGGCCGTCTTTTATGCCGGTTATTGTACTTTTAAGGATCTCGTTTTTAATGTTTGGGTCGGTAACTATCTTTTGCCGGTAATTCGGATCAGCTATTAACTGCTCCGGTGTAGGCGGTGGCGGCGGCGCTGGCCTGTGCAGCGCTTTTGCAGCCGCATAAATGGCATCGAGGGGGTTTTCCCTGTTTGCCTCCATCGCCTTGATCGCGCTAGAACCCATCGCCTGGGCTATAACCTGCATGGCAGGCAGGATCTCTTGGACATCCGGGTGAGCCTGCGCGAAATTCTGCAGTTGTGCGGCATAATTATTAACCTCAGCCTCATACTGCTGTTTTTCCACTATGGGAGCCAGGGGCTTCAAGACATTTTCCAGTGTCTTTTGCATCCTGTACTCCATAGCCATGATAGTCTGCTGATCCCTTTTGGCCTGCGCCTCAAGAGGGTCAGCATAATACTCCTCCAGGGCTACTTCTTTTTCCTCCGGGGTCATTTCAGTTTCCCAGGGGAACTTAGGGGCTTCTTCCTGGGGCGGCGCCGTTGGTGGCTGTGGCTGCGGCGCCTGACCTTGCATACGCTGAACAGCCTGAATGAACTGCGCGGCTTCCTGTAACTGCCGCTCATATTGACCCAGTTTATTGCCCTGGTCGCCCAAAACTTTCTCTAGGCCCACGTAAGACTTCAAAAGAGCATCAGAGTTAATCGTACCGTCCGGATTTTTGAACTTGTCTGGAACTACTACAACCTCAGGGCCTTGTCCGGTATGCGCCGGGGACTCCTGTGCGGCTGGTTGCGGCAGTGTCGCTGCCGCCGGCGGCTGTTCGGGTTGCCCGCCAAACAGCGTAGCGGGGTCGGCTCCCTCAAGTATCGCGTTCAAAACAGCTGGATCGCGCTGCGCCGGTCCTGCTATCTGCGCCGGACTGGATTCCGGTGTAGGTGATGTTACAACTACTTCCGGTGCGGGCGGCGCCGGGCTTGCGCTTGAAACGGAGTTATCGACTAATTGGCCATCCATAAATTAAACTACCTCCTGTTTGGCGGCTCCACTGCAGGGAGTTGTCGCCTTGTTTTTGAGTATAAAAAAACCGCTCATTTAAGCGGCTGGTTCGCCTGATTCCATATTCTGCTGTGTTGCCATCTGCTGTTGCATCTGCGCCATGACTGCCTGCTGCATATAAACCATGTGCATTTCAACATGCGCGGCAAACAGCTTATCAATCATCGGAGTTTGCGCTATCAATTCCTCATAATCAGTTGTCAGACGGTACTTGTTATGCCGCGAAATGTGGATAACATGATCGTCAAAACTCACTGGCTGCGCAAACTGGCCTTTTTCAAGCATCCTGTTTTCTCGTTCGGCCTTGCCGAGGTGGAGCTGTTCCTCGTCGTCGGCGCTCTCCCACTCACCAAACTCGATAATCTCAAATATCTTGCTCCGCATTTCCCTGTCAATCCTGCCGGTTTCGGGGTCGTTCATGAGGCCTGACTTAATCAGATCAAACACCATGGCCCGTCTTTGTATCGGACTTTCGGTCATAGCCGAAGCGCAGTCAAGTATAACATCATCAGCGTGCAAATCTGAGCCTGTCCAATCAATGACCTCGGCCACGTTGTCTTTGCCTATTGAGTGCAGAGTCCGCGGCAATGTAACAAACTGGCGGTTAAGCCGTAACTCCATTTTGCCTCCCTGAATCATAAACCTGTCAACATTGTCAGCGGTATTGGAAAGCCTGGTATCATCCTGCTCTTTTAATAGGCCGATCGCCACACCGGAGTTAACCCCAGACGGCACAGAACTGTCACGGCTTACCTCTGAAACACCGGAAAGGATTGCGAATTCACTAAGCAAGGTTTGTTCTTCAGTCTCAAAGGCAGCCGGCAGTGGCGGGTTACGCACCATCTCCGGCAACCTTGTACCCCTACGGTAGGTATGAATTGCCCCGGGCATCCCGGCCTCCACCGCAAACTGACTTTCATCCACCGATTCCTCTTCGGTAAACCACTGGCCTATAGCGCAGCGGTTAAGGTACTCAGCTTTGCGGTTACGAAGCGCATTGTACCTGCGCTGAACAGGGATCAGTCTTTCCAGCACCGTTTTGCCCCAGAAACAGCCGGGTCTCTGCAGGCATACCAGCTTGACAAAGGGCAGGCCGGGCTTTTGATCGTCGTCGACCATAAACGGCAAGGGACCTGCGTGCAGCAACTTGCCGTTTGCAATAACA